CATTGCAGGTATAACTTCTTTAGTTGTTGATAGTATTACAATCAATGGCTCAACAATGTCAACAACTGCTAGTAATACTGATATTACTTTTTCTCCTCATGGCACAGGTACAGTTAAAGTTCCTAGTGGTTATGAAGATAGAGCAGGATTTACAACTGACTCATTAGCAAACAAAGCTTATGTTGACCAGGTTGCACAAGGTTTAGATACTAAGCCATCATGTAAAGTTGGTACAACAGCAAACTTATCAGCAACTTATTCAAACGGTACTGCTGGTGTTGGTGCAACATTAACAAATTCTGGTACACAAGCTGCATTATCAATTGATGGTATAACTATGGTAGCAGCTGATAGAGTTTTAGTTAAAGACCAATCAACAGCCGCTCAAAACGGTATCTATGTTGTAACAAATATTGGTTCAGGTTCATCAAATTGGATTTTAACAAGAGCAACTCCTGAAGACCAACCTAGTGAATTAACAGGTGGTTCTTTTGTATTTGTAGAACAAGGTACTGCTAATGGTGATAATGGTTATGTATTTACACATAACGGTTCTCCTACTTTTGGTACAACTGCTTTAGATGTAGCACAATTCTCTGGTGCAGGTCAAATTACAGCCGGCGCAGCTTTAACAAAAAGTGGTAATCAAATAGATGTTGCAGTTGATGATTCATCTGTAGAAGTAAACGCAGACGCATTAAGAGTTAAAGCATTAGGTATTACAAACGCTATGTTAGCAGGTAGTATTGACGGTGCAAAGATTGAAAACTTTACATTTACAGACGAGAGTTCAACACAAGGTGCAACTCAAATAGGTATACCTATGGAGTTTTTAGCAGGTGAAGGTATTAATACAGTCGCTTCAGGACAAACACTTACAATTCAAGGTGAATTAGCAAGTACATCAAATATTGGTGTGGCTTCTTTTAATTCAGGCAATTTCACGGTCTCTTCAGGTGATGTGACCGTAACTACAGTAGATGGAGGAACATTCTAATGAAAATATGGAAAAAAATTAAAAGTTTTTTTGCTAGTGCTCCTTTAACTTTGACTAAAGATATGGAAATAGATTTATCAGATTTAAAAAGTAAAACAAAAGCACAACTAGAAAAACTAGGAAGAAAAGTAGGTCTTGAATTAGATAAAAGACTTACAAAAGATAAACTTATAAAACAGATTAAGAAACATTGTAAATAATGACAACGGTAATTAAACCAAAAAGAAGTGAAACGGCAAGTGCTGTACCATCTGCTGGTGTATTAGCAATTGGTGAATTAGCAATGAATGTTACAGATGGTAAATTTTATACTAAAAAATCTGATAATTCAGTTGTTGAAGTTGGTGGTGCAGGTTCAGTTACACTAGCTAATGTTATGACAAACGGTGCTTCAACGACAGTAGATTTATTACTTGACCAAGGTGCAAATTTAATATTTGAAGGTAATTTATCAAACGCATATGAAACAACTTTGACAGCTGCTGAACCTACTGCTGATAGAACAATAACATTACCAAATCAATCCGGTGTTTTAGCAACTGAAGGTGATAATCTTGCTTTTAGTATAGTATTTGGAGGATAATAGTGGCGAGTACATTTAAAAATGCAGGACTTGATGTAGGAGTTTTAGATAGTTCAGCAGGAGATATTTACACAGCCTCTGGCTCTGGTGTTACTGATGTTATTCATGCAGTTTACATTTCTAATTTAAGTTCAACAAATATTGCAAGAGTAAATGTAAAAGTTACTATTGATGGTGGTTCAACTTTTAGACATGTGGGTAGAAGTTTAGAGGTAGATGTGAATAATACTTTAGTTTTAGATAAACCTATCAATTTAGAAAATAATGATAAGATAAGAATTTATGCAGACCCAAATCCAGATAGTTCATCTGTTGATGTAGAAGCATATGTAAGTATATTGGAGATTAGTTAATGGCTATTAATAATCATATTGTTAATTCAGGTGGTCGTGGTAATAATATGTTTAGTGAAACATTCCACGGTTTAAGAAGAACAACAGACGGTAAACTATATTACACATTAAGAGATAAAAATGTAGGTACTTTTAGTAATGATGGTGGTACAACAGAGTTATCAAGCGACGCTGATTTTGTTGCAATAATAGAAGAGTTTATATCTGGCAAAGATGAAACTTTTGCAGGTGATGGTTCAGATACTACATTTACTTTAGATACAACTGGTCATTATGCAAATACCATAGCAGTATTTGTAGATAGAACAAGATTAGTTGCTGATACTGATTATACTGTATCGGGCACAACTTTGACTTTTACTTTAGCTCCTCACAATGGCGCAAATATATTTGTTAGAAAAATTAAAAAAGAGTATAAAAACGAATCAACAAATACCTTTCAACAATATAAGTTTGAAAGTGGTAGAAATCATTATAAATTAAATAGTGATGGAAAACTTGTAAAAGTAGAAAATAAAAAAATGCCGGTTGACGAAACAAATTTTCCAGATGATGTATTAGATAGTGAATTTGCAGCCTACAATGGGGCTTCAATTGTTAATTCAACCACATATACTTATGAGGGATAGTATAAATAGAGGTAAAGGATAAAAATGGCAGATACTTATAAAGCATTGATTAAATTAGACAACGATGGCATATCTAATGGTGGCAGTGTACAAAAAGTTTTTTTTGTTCCAGATGGCTCCGAAAGTACACCATGGATAGATTGGATTAATAATTCACAATATTCAATAGAAGATTGTTCATCTGAATGTGATGTAGGGTGGATTAAACAAGATAAAACAGGATTAATAATAGATTCTAATAAGTAGAGGTAAAAAGTGGCAGATTTTGTATTAGGAAGATTAAAATTTAAATGGCGTGGTGATTGGGCTGTATCTACTGCCTATTTAATTGACGACATTGTAAAATATGGTGGTAACACATATGTTGTTATTAGCAATCACACCTCTCAATCTTCAGTAGAAAATTTTTATACAGATTTATCAGCTAGTAAATATCAATTACACACAGAGGGTCTTTTCTTTAAAGGTAATTGGGTAGGTAATGTATTTTATAAGTTAAATGATTTAGTCAAATTTGGTGCATTTCAATATAGATGTACAACACAACATACTGCTACAGATAACTTTGATACTTCAAAATTTGCTGTCTTTAATGAGGGTTTACAATGGGAAGACACTTATGATGTAAGTACACAATATCAAGACGGAGATGTAGTGTCTTATGGTGGTTATACTTATGTTTATGTAAACTCAACTCCTAGTGCAGGTAATACACCTACAGACAATGCATATTGGGATGTAATAACTACAGGTTATAATAACACAGGTACATACTCTCACGGCACGGCTTATAAAACTGGAGATGTTGTACAATATGGTGGTAACACATACGTTGCAAAAGCAAATGCTTCATCACAATATCCGTCAAATACAAACGGAACATTAAACTCAACTTATTGGGATTTAGTTGTAAAAGGTTTTGATTTTCAATCAGGTGGTTATAGTGCAACTACAACTTATAATATTGGTGATGTTGTAAGATACACTTCATCAACTTATCTTGCAATACAAGATAGAATTCTTAATGTTCAACCAGATACAGATGGTGCAAAATGGCAGTTAATGGCTCAAGGTTCTGAAACTGCTGTATTATCTACAAGAGGTGATTTATTAATTCAAAGTGCTTCAGGTGCAGCTAGATTACCTATTGGTACTCCCGGTTCTGTTTTAACAACAGATGGTACTGACCCAACTTGGTCAGCTGCTGAAGGAAAAAATGTTTACTATGTTGCAAACTCTGGTTCTGATTCAAATCCAGGTACACAATACTTACCTTTTAAAACACTTTACTATGCATTAGGCCAAACCACATCAGGTGATATAACAGATTTTGATACAATAACAGGAGGTACAGGTGGTACTCCAGGTGTTTTTGATGTAACACAATCAGCTACAGACGGTTCAGGTACAGGTGCTCAAGCTAGAATAACAACAGATGGTTCATCAACACCTACAGTTGTAATTATAAATGGTGGTTCAGGACATGCAGCTGGCGATGTAGTTACTTTTTCAGGTTCTAATATAGGTAGTTCTTCAAATGTAACTATTACTGTGGTCTCTGCTTCTGTTGGTGATGTTGTTTATGTTAAAAACGGTGTTTATAGAGAAACTTTACCAATGCGTGTACCAGCAGGTGTTACAGTACAAGGTGAAAGTTTAAGAGGTACAGAAATTAGACCTAAGTCAAGTACGGGTCATCAAGTAAAAACGGTTTCAATTACATCCAATCTTACTGGTGCTACTAACGCAACATATAATTATGTTCATGCTAATGCTACAAGTGGTTCAGGTATTGCAGCTTCTTTTGTTGCAAATGTTGTGGTATCAGGTGGTGCGGCTTCGTCTGTTACAATTTATCACGGTGGTACAGGTTTTGTAGTAGGCAATACAATTACAATTCCAAAAGCGAGTGTAGGTGGAGGTTCAGGTGGTGATTTAGTTTTAACAGTTGCTTCATTAGAAAATAATGACGCTTCTAATATGTTCTTGGTGAACAATACAACTAATATTGTTCAGTTATCAATGAAAGGTTTAACAGGCACACCAACTGCTGGTGCGACTGGAAAGGCTGCTGTTATATCATTAGACCCTAGTGGTTCTATAACATCTGCCTCGCCTTATATTCAAAACTGTACATCTTTAAACGGTACTGCAACAGGTGTTCAAATTGACGGACTTTTACATAGTGCAGGTAATAAATCTATTTTATGTAATGACTTTACACAAATTAACTCTGACGGTAAGGGTGTTCATGCATTAGGTGGTGGTCGTGGTGAGATGGTATCAGTCTTTACTTACTATAACGCAATTTCTTTCCAAGCAGAATCAGGAGGCTTCATTAGAGGTCTAAACTGTTCATCTGGTTATGGTGAACAAGGTGCTGTTGCAGACGGAACATTAGCTTCTGAAGCTCCTTTAAATGTTCAAGGTCGTGGTGAAATGGTTAAATATAACAGCACAACATTTGTTGGAGCTGCTACCGAAAGTGATTTTGCAGATACAGTTACAACTTCAGGAACGCCGACAGCAGCTACAATTGTGGGTGTTACTTCAGGTGCTACTGCTACAATAATTAGAGTTAATGTATCATTAGACCATGTTCATATTACAGGAAGAAGTGGTAATTTTCAACAAGGTGAAGTAGTTACAATTACAAAAGATGATAGTTCAACTTTTCAAGTTTCGTTAGATAGTTCATTTGGCGATAGTACAGCTGCTCAAACAGGACAAATAGGTCCTTTAATTGCTATAGATAGTACAGACGAAACATTAGCTAGTGCAACTTCAATTAAAGTAGGTTCAAATGTTCTCTTTGCTGGCGACACAAATAAATTTTACAGAATTTCAGCTGTATCAGAAAATAACACATCTGCTAAAACAGCATTAATCAGACTAACAGAAAGTGTTACATCAGCTAGAGCAATTGCAGATAATGAAGAAGGTGATATTACTACAAAATTTTCAAATGTTCGTTTAACAGGACATGACTTCCTAAGTATAGGTACTGGCGATTTTACTACATCAAATTATCCAGCTACTGCTTCACAACCAGCAGACCAATCAGATGAAGTTACAGAAACAAATGGTGGTCGTGTTTACTTCTCATCTACAGACCAAGACGGTGATTTTAGAGTTGGTGACTTATTCAGAATTCAACAGTCAACTGGTATTGCAACTCTAAACGCAGACGCATTTGACCTTTCAGGTCTTTCTGAATTACAACTTGGTTCAATTGGTGCTGAATTAGGTGCAACAATTAATGAATTTAGTACAGATGAAACTTTTGGTAACGATAGTAATACTGCTGTGCCTACAGAAAGAGCTGTAGTTGGTTTCTTAAAAAGAGACCAAATGGGTACAGACGCTATGGTACCTCCAACAGGTACTACATCACAAAGACCAACAGGTGGTAATTTAAAAACTGGCGCATTAAGATTTAACTCAACACTTGTAACATGGGAAGGTTACAACGGTTCTCAATGGACAGGTTTAGGTGGTGGTAATCCATGGTCTACTCAAACCTCAAGTTTTAGTATAGCCTCTAATGATAGAGTTTTTGTAGATACTTCAGGTGGTGCTGTAACAGCAACATTACCTGCTTCACCTTTAACAGGTGACCAAGTATCGTTTATAGATTTAGCAGGAACATTTGATACAAATAATTTAACAATTGCTAGAAATAGTTTAAAAATTATGGGACTATCGGAAAATTTAGTTGTAGCACAAGAAGACGCTGGTATTTCTCTTGTTTATACTGGTTCTACATACGGTTGGAAATTAATAAATAATTAATATAAATAGTGTATAAGGTACAAAAATGAGTAACTATAGAGATTTTAAAAACAAAAATACAAGATTTACTGGCACAACAGGTATTGATTTACCTGTAGGTACTACTGGTCAGAGAGCTACAACTTTTGGTTCTGGTACTTTAAGATTTAATACTACCACAGGTTTGATGGAGTATTATACGGGTTCAGATTGGAAAGCTGTTGACGCTCCACCAGTTGTTACTGCTTTTACAGTTGACGGCGGTTCAGATGTTACATCTGCTAATGTTGATAATTCAGGAGGTGGTACTTTTACTATTGAAGTAAAAGGTTCTCTTTTTGATACTATAGGTGGTACTGCTTCATTTTTATCAAATAATGGTACTACTGTAAACACACAATCTTTAACAAGAAATAGTGCAAACTTATTTACTTGTACAGTTACTAAATCTGATATTTTAAATGCTCAAGAGCCTTACGATATTGTTGTAACAAACGGTTCTGGTTTAGCTGCTTCATTAGCAGACGCAATTTCAGTTGACACTGCTCCTACATTTTCTTCATCAGCTGGTTCATTAGGTTCTTTTGGTGATGGTTCAAGAAGTGGTATTAACCTAGCTGCTGGCGCTACAGACGCTGAAGGCGATACTGTTACTCACTCTATTTCATCTGGTTCAATACCTGCTGGTCTTTCATTTAATACATCTACTGGTGCAATTACAGGAACGGCAGACGCAGTAGGAACAAATACAACATCATCATTTACAGTTTCGGCGGCTACAACAGCTGCTACATCAACAAGAGCATTTACAATTACAATTAATGCTCCTATTGTTACTTCTTATTCATCTAACACAACATTTACTGTGCCTTCAGGTCAAACAACAATTGGTGAGGTTTTAGTAGTTGGTGGTGGAGGTGCCGGTGGCGCTTCACAACCAGGACTACATGAAACAGGTGGTGCCGGTGGAGCTGGCGGATTAATTTATAGACCAGCATTTCCAGTATCACCAGGTGCTTCATTGACAGTTACAGTTGGTCCGGGAGGTAGTGGTAGAACTCCAGGACAACAACCAGGTGGTAATGGTTCTAATTCAGTATTTGGTTCACTAACTGCTCAAGGTGGTGGTGGTGGCGGAGGCGCATATCAATCAGGTCAAGCCGGTGGTTCAGGTGGCGGAGCTTCTCCTGCTGGCGGAAGTCCAG